AGCTCCCGCTCATTATCTGTTGCCAGCAGACCATAGTATACGATGGCTTTGCCCTCGCCGGATATCTTGGAATCCTCCAGTAGCTGCCTCTGAATATCCTTCTGGCTGAGTTCCTCAGTTTTGACGGCCTTTCGAAGAGTATCGATGAGCGCATAGGCCTCTGCAGTGCTCACATCAGCCGCTACCAGATCATCATACACAGCCGTCTGCTTTACACTGAAACTTTCAAAGCCTCGTTCCGTCCACGCTTTGGCCTCAGGGAGGGCGCTCTTGCCCATGACAGAGGCCATTAGAGCTTTACCGAACATCTTCCAGGGGTTGTCAGTATCCACCGCATACTGCAGCTGACGCTCTCCTGCGTTGTTGGTTGTGTAGCTCCCTCCATCATAGACGGTCTTAATGCCTTTCCAGGCCTTCATCACCTGATTGCCGCCAAAGGGGAATGCCAAAAGCATAACAGGCTTGGCCAGTTCAGAGCCCAGAGTGCTCATTCGCTTACTCCAGGCCATACCGGACGCTTCACCGGTCTCCTCGTCAACGGTGTAAGGATCTGCTGTTATTGCCCCCCACACCTGACCAAGATCCGGTAAAGCGCTGGCGATAGGTACACGGCCACCACCTGCAATGCCACTGATAAAGGGAAGTGTATCTGCAACCTTATCAGCAAGATTCTTTCCGGCTTCATACAGCCCATCATCCTGCCAGTCCTCCACGGTCTCCCAGACCATGTTGATGGGATCCAGCGCAGGTCGCCTCCCGATCAGCCATTCGTAAAGTTCGTTGAACAGCCACGCACCTACAAAGTACTTAAAGACCATAGCAACCACTTCCCGAGAATTCTTTTCTCTGGCTGCCCTGGGAAGGTCCTTGAATACTTCGCTGAGCTGGTTGTTTACCTCTAGCTGGAACTGCGTAAAGATCTTTGTAATGGGATTCCTCATCTCAAAGATGGTGGGCAAAGAACCCTTGCTCCTGTCACCGATCACACCTGCGGCGAAGATATCCGCCTGGTGCAGCGCCTCTTCCTGGGACATACCCCGTTTCAGATTCTGGTAAAATGCACCGCGGGTAATGGCCTCCGAAGTGAAATTATCGATCATTTCCATGGGCAGCCCTGCCGCGGCAGATGCTTTCTGGATCCACGTCTGAGTCAGCCGGTCGCTGCCTCTTCGGCTGGTGAGGAAGTCGGACTGACTCACAAATCCATCCGACTCTTTCATAGCCATCAGAGTATCGCGCATACCGGCAAGGATATTCTCCGTGTCCAACTGGCCCCAAGCCTGGGTAAGAGGAATAAAGTTCGTAAAAGCAGATGTAATATTGCCGCCCACCATGTTGGCACCAACCTGACTTTCCAGATACTTCATCCAGGTATAGAATTTCCGACTCAGCCAGTGCTCCGCGCCCCGGTCAGACATGCTCTTCTTGCCGGCAAGAATGTTGGTATATTCGTCCAGCTCCCGGACAAAATTACTCAGTGCAAACTTTCCGTTCTCATAGAGCTTATCTAAAAGCTCTTCCTTTTGCGCTTCAGTCAGATCCTTCTCCTGAATCCTCCTCGCCTCTTCACGGATGCCTTCATCACTTGACCGGTACCGGATCTGCCGCGAAAGGGCACGTAAGTTCTGGATATTATCCGTGTGGTAGATCACATTGGATATACCCTCAATATACCGGTCAAAGCCCTCTACCGCATCATAGGTGGTCTGAAAACCTGTACGTTCCAGTGCATGGCCAAACCACTGCTTGCCAGGCCGGAATGTGTGTGTCAGACCGTTGATAGTGGTGGGGAGCACATCATCCATGATATTGATTCCCAGCAGCCTTCCGAACTTGGCCATTACGCCGTCAGTCTCACTCTGGAAGTGGGGGAAGTAGCCCTTGCGGTAGTCTACAGGCGGATACCCGTTCCGGACCAGCACATCATTCATCATCGGCAGCAGCGCATCGTACAGTTTCCGGAATTCCTTCACAGCATTTTCAATTTTGGCCTTGTCAAGACCGGGACTGTGCTGAAACAGATCTGCGATCAATCCTTGCCAGTCCTCCATTGAACGGCCATCCCGTTCCTTTATCCGGCCTTTTGACTGCTGGATCATCTCAATGCTGGTGATAGCCTCACCGTACACCTGCACAGCGTATGCCTCGCTTACTTCATCCCCTTTTTGGGGTTTGGTGGAGATTTCCAGTGCCCGCACCTTATTTCTCCATTCGGTCAAAAACCGCTGCCGCTGTGCCTCGGCAATCTGCACCGGCTCGAAGTAATCCCGCAGCAGCGCCTGCGCGTCCTCCTTATTTCTGACGATGTCCAGGACATTCCGGCGCATAGTCTCCCGTTTATAGGAGAAACCGGTTTTTTTGTCCTTCCAGTACAGGCTGGAGCCAAGATGTCTGTCTGCCTCCTCCTGCCGCTTTTGCCGAAGCTCTGCCTGATACCGCCGGATCTGCCGATCGATTTCCTCATAGGCCTGTGTTGCTTCGTATACCTCCCGGATACCCGTCTCGTTGCAATCCTTTCCCTTTAGGCCCTCCAAAGTGATGGTGCCGTCCAGCAGCTGCTTCACGTAACGCTGGTCTTGTTGAGAAAGCAGATGCTTTGCTCTGACCTTTTCTTTCTCTATGCCGGCTCGTTTCCGGTCCTGAAAAGCCTGCAGCGCCTCTTGTTCATTCTGTAGCCTGGGCCGGACCGCCTCTGCCTGCTCCTGCTCGGAGTACCGCTTCACGTCCCGCAGCATAGGCATAATATCCCCGATGGCTGCATCAAAGTCGTTCTTTGCCCATTTCCGGAATTCCCCGGCCTCCGGTCCGTAATATTCGTTCAGGCTCTTTTCCACCCTCCGGATACTCTTAGCCACCTCGCCCATCCGCATCAGCTGATCTGCAGGATGGGTGATCCTTTCCGGGAATAGTTCTGGTGCCATCTCCCGCAGCTCCTGGTAGGCAGTGTCCACCGGCAAGCCACCCTCGTTCACGATGCGCAGGCTGCCAAACATGCTCTGCCTCCACAGGTTGAAGTCAGGGATATTGCTCCGGACACGTTCTCTCAGTGTCACAGGTGTTGTTCGCAGGTGATCCTTGATAGGCTTATACTGGTCGTAAAATTCCCGGTCGATCACCTTGCCCTGGTCATAAGCAGTGTCAAAAGCCTTGCCAATGGTCTCGTCAGAGATCTTCCCGGTCTGCAGGAATTCGTCAGCCATCTCCTGCACCACCGGACGAAGGATGTCCCACTGGGCATACCGAGGGATTCCCAGCTGACTGGCAACCCGGGAGATCAGCCGATTCTCTGCCCGCTGCAGATAGTCAGATGCCTTGCGGTTGAGATCGTCCCGAATTTTGGAGGCTTCTGTTTTCGCTTCCTCTTCAGAGCCAAGGCTATACTGCTTGACATTATTGCCGCTATAGCTTATACTATTTATAGAACCGAATTTGGTTAATGCTGACGGCAATTGTAGCCCGAGTGCCTTTAACCAACTTTCGGTTCTTTCTTTGTGCGGGTCAACATAGTTAATTGTTGAAGTATCAATTAAGTTTTGCAGATTACCGACTCTTCTTCCGTAAGCACTCGTAATTACAGCGTAATCAAGAATCTCACCATTTTTATTCCGGGGATCAAGCAAAACGGAAATCATAACAGGCTTATTACCATCTGTATATACTTCACCGAACAAAACAATACTACCCGGCACTGTCTTGGATTGCATAACCAAAACAGGATTTTCTAGAAGTCTGACAGCCTGTTTGATTGTCTCCAGAGTCATAGAAGAATTACCGTCCAGAATTTTATCTATTTTGGATGCACCAAAATAGATATTATAATCTTTAACACCAATGTTTTTTAGAACCTCACTGGTAGTCCCGACCAGAAAACGTCGGCCACTTTTTCTTCTGTCTTCCGGTGTGGTATTGTCATACCAATTCTGCAATTCCTGGTCGAACATGTTGCTAATAGAATACGCTCGAATATTACCTTCAGCAAACACAGTTCTTTCGTCTCCCAGATTAGGAGGCGTATTTTTTCGCCCTTCGGCATCCAACCACATACGCTCAGATACATCCCTGGCCTCGATCTCACCTGCAGTATTCCGGTACAGCTCATTAGCGCCCCTTCTGTGGTTTCCGGACTGCAAACTTTGCAGATTCCAGATTTCCATAAAGAAGTCATTAAAAAGGTTCCCATACGGGCCGTCACTCAAATTCTGCGCCAAAACCAAAGCCTTATTGGGACTAGTTGCATCCAGCTCCTGATATTGACGGAATTGCGCAGCAACATTTTTCGGAAGCTGTGCCAGAATGTCAGAGAGCTTCTGCTGAGATTCAGCAATCTTCTGATCAAAGTTACCAACAGGATTTTTGCCGTTCTGCACCTGCTCCCAATAAGACACACTGGAACCTTGGGCAAATCCTTCTGTTTTCTGGATAGCGTGCTGGATCTCGTGAAGCAGTGTACTTTCTTCATCATTCGCCAGTGTGTTCTTTAAAATAATGGTGTTGGAATTAGGGTCGTACCGTCCCATGGTGTACCCCGGAAGATCTTCGAATCGCAGATTGGCTTCCTTCAGATTAGGATAAGCCTCAAACAGAGATTCGTGCTGTACATAGTCTGCCAGCTGACCGCCGGATCTCATAACATAGTCAAAACGTTTGCCAACAGCGCGGGCATGATCCAGAGCTTCTAAGTATTCCCGAAACAGAAAAGCGTAGTTTCCGGAAGTCAGTTCGTCATAAAGCCGCTTCTTTTCCGTTTTGTTTCCGGCAACGTCAGCACGGTTATATGCACGCACTTTGTTCAGCGTTATTTCATCTGCACGGTTGAAGAGTTCATCTCTAGCGCTTTCCAAATCTTCCACAGCCCATCGGTAAGACACCGCACCGCGGATATCTCCGCTCCGGTCAAAACGCATACTGCTGTCATCAATCTCCCAGCGCCATTTACCGTCAGCACCCTGGAACCATCCTGTCTGCTGCCGAATGGTCTCGTTGGCAACACCCTGCTGCTGCATTTCATTGGCTCTGGCCAGAGCATTCAGATCAGAAGTCTTCGCCTTTTCACCGGCAAAGCTATACTGCCTGCCTTCAGCCCGCCGTTCCTGAAGCTCCTGCCGGGCTGTTTCCAGTATGGTCTGGTACATACTCTCGTCCATTTCACCCCGCTCATAGGCTTCCCTGACAGCTGCCATGGCCTCCATCAATTCCGGGTCACTCTCTGCAACCGTCTGATTTGTGCCCAAATCGGGCACAGTTTCCTTTTGCTGCAAAGGTCGGTTCCGGGTCTGTTCCAGAGCTCTGCTGTAGATCTGCCGGGCATTCTGCAGAAATACCCGCTCCTGGGCGCTTTCGCTGCCCAGCCGGGCAAGAACCCGGTCGATCCAGCCAAGGATCCTCTGTCCCACTGTGGGACTGTCCAGCACCACCTCTGCAATTGTACGCTCATCTGTCAGCAGGTATCTGGCAACAAAGTCTGCCACGATCTCCTGATCAGCCTCGGAATCATTTTTAAGCGGATGACCGTTCTGCGCATACTGCTCCTTTTTTTCCTGCCGAAGCTGAGAAATGTCCTGGCCAAGGCTGCGAAGCTTCTGAAAACAAACCTTCTGCAGATCGCTGTATACCTCCGAAAGCTCTGTGCTGTGGGTCAGCTCATGGCTAAAGGTCTGCAGTGCAGGATCCCCGCCTCTGGCGTTTACGTAGATCTCTCCGGTCTGCCGGTCGTAGTAGCCGTTCTCGCTCTCGCAGCCATTGTAAAACACGATATTTCTCCCGGTGATGCCGGCAAGTCTCTGAGCCTGCTTCCACCGGACATCTGTGTTGCCCACATTCACCTGGGGTGTGGCAAGCCTTACGGTCCCCGTACCCTGACGGAACACCTGCGCGGCCATTTCGGGATTTGCCTGAGCGAGCCTGCCCTTATCCTCGGCTGTCAGCTGTTTGCCCTGACTGAGCTTTTCCTGCATTTGCTGCGCTACCTGGTAGCCTGCAGAGCCAGGCTTTGCGTTTAAACCGGTGTCAACAAACTGTTTGGCCGTAGTATCGTTCATGCCCATTGCGTTCATCACACGGCCCATTCCGGTGGTCTGAAGGCTGTAATTCAGTGCACTGTGTCCACCCAGTATGCCGCCAGAAATCGCGCCGCCCAGGGCATCCAGGCCGATAGCAGAGGCCTGCTCTGCCAGAGCTTTGCCAAAGGCCTCGCCCTTGCTGTAACCCATATCCTGGTAATTTCGGATGCTCTGCATCCATTGGCTTTTATCCTGGGAAACCACGATATCTGCCACGAGATTCACAATACTGCTGGCTGCCTCTTCGCTGGCCTCGGCCAGAATATTCTTCTGAACATACTTCAGCGCGTTGTCCTTAAGAAGATCGGCATCCAGCAGCTTTTCAATGCTGTATTTTTCCGTCAGCATTTCTGCCATGCCTGCCACTGTGCCCAGCGCAAATGCCTGGTTGTCACTGAGCCCCCGGTCCTTGGCATCGATCACTGTATCAGCAGCGGCACCGGTACCCAGAATGGCAGAGGCCAATTTGGAACTGCCGCCGCTGACACGGGCATTCAGAAGAAAATCCCCCATGCTCATGGCCAACTGGTAGCCAAACGCACCGGCCTTGGCCCACTTGGAGCCGCTTTTCTGGATCTGCTGCGTGACTGTGTCCCGGACCGCCTTGCTGGTGTAGGCATAGCGGTTGTAGAGTGCATTCTGATCGATTTTGCCATCGGCCAGGTAGTCCATTGCCTGGCCCACGTAAGCGGCGCTCTTCATGGGAGCCATGGCAACGCTCATAGCGGAAGCAACTGCGGCACCCGGTATGCCGGAAGCTGCCGCCTGCCGGGCGAAGTCTTCATATTGCTTCCTCTGTCGAGCGTTCAGGTCGCTCTCCAGGAAGCTGATATATTCCCTTGCTTTTTCCCGGCCCTGGGTGGCGTACAGGTAGTTGTAGATTTTAATTTCCTCATCCGTCAATTCCTGCAGCTGGCTCCGGTCAATGCCCGCAAGGGCACTGCCGTTTTGCTGGTCTATCAGGGTCTGGCGGGCAACAGCCACAGGGTTGCGGTTGATGTAGTCATATTCCGTATCTCCAAATCCGGAAAAACCCGTGCCCGGATCCCAGGCACCGCCTTTCATCCGGGTGGATCTGTACTGGCTTTTTTCTGCAAAGTCCTGATGTTCGGCAAGCTTATCATAGCCCTGCTTCTGCCCCCACCAGTATTCCTTTTCCAGGGCGCTTACCTGCTCCATGGCCGCCTGATAGGCAGCCTGCTTCTGTCCAAGCTCCTGCATTTGCCGGGCCTGCACCTGCGCGGCGCTGAATTGTCCGGCAGCCTCCAGTGGCTTGCCCATGCTGTCCAGCTGCTGCAGGATCTCCTTCTGCAGCTGTGCCGCCTGGGCCTTGGCCTCCTTCAACTCTCCGGCAACAGTCTCAGGTTCCCGAAGGGTCTGCAGCCACTGCTGGTGCGCATTTTGTTGCCGAAGATCCTCCTGTAGTTGCCGGGCACCCTGCAGGGCCTCAGTTTTTTGGGCGATTTCCCGGTCAAGACCTTCCATACCTCCGGCATCCGAAAACGCCCGCATTTCCTGCTCCAGCTGCCGGTAGGTATTTCCGTCTGTGAGCATCAGCAGAGGAGAATGCTGGTACTGCTCCAGCTTTTTCCTGAGGGAAAGCATGTCTTCCCGCTTTGTCTGTAGCTGCTGAAGCTCCTGCTGGGCAATATCCTGATCCAGATCTTTCTTTTGGGTGTAATCCGTGTAGTCTGCATACTGGGTCAGCCAGCTTTTTTCGTCTCCGTCCTCCAGCGTTTCTGCGGCAGACCGCAGCTGCTCTGTACTTTGTCCGTCATACTTCTGCCGCCATTGATCCTGCTGCAGCGCAGCATCGTACTCTGTAGCATCCTTCCATTGGCGGAAATATTCTTTGCGCTGCCGGTTCTGACTGGTAAGACCGGACAATGCATTCCGGTATTGCGTCAAAGCCTGATTCCACCCGGCGGTGTCAGCGTCCTGCCGGCTCTGTAAGTACTGGCTTACAGAAATCGAATCCTGCAGCAGCTTGTGAAGCCGGCGGTCGGCCTCCCCGCCGTAGTCAGGATCGTAAACGTCCCATTTTTCGTCATTGTACGACTGCATTTCTTCAATGGCATTGTAGGCAGATTCAAACCACCGGCTGATGTATCCGCTGTCTATATCTGAGGCAGAGCGCCAGTCCTCATAGCTCTGCACTGTTTTCCCGCTGGACGTTACTACACGCGAATTTCCAACAGACCGGCTAGAGCCGCTGCTTTTTGTCTCACTCTTTTTCCATTCTTCATAGCTCTGTACGGTGTTTCCACTAGGTGTTATAATCCTTTGCGCCATTCGCCGTCACCTCATTTTTTGTAATAGCCGCTGTTTAGAAGATTCTGATAGTGATTTGTTCGGGCAACGCCCTGAGCATTGGCTGTTGCCTGCACCTTTTCATTTTGAGTAACATTCGTCTGAGAATTAATCCATTTAAGTGCTTCATTTACACCATACTTACTAGCAACATCAGCAGCTTCATAAATAAAATTTTTGCTGCCGCCGTAACCGACGGAGGAATCACCGACGCCGGATCTGGGAGCCACATAGGGGATCCCCAGCACAGCCGCGATCTCCGGCGTCAGGCCGATGGCCTTGTAAAGGGCCACAGCATTGTCAAATTCCTGCTGCTTGACCTTCTGCTCCAGCTGGTAGTTCTGCAGCCACTGGTTGTAGTCCGTCTCCCGGTCAGTGCTCAGCTGGCCCATGGTGCCCACCCTGTTCTGGAAGTCATTCAGATATCTGCTGTAGGCATTCTCCTGCAGATTGGGAATCGTGCCCATCAGCTGCTCGTTATAGGCGTTTCCTGCATCCACTGCCTGCCGGATGGCATAGCTGGATGGGATTCCCATGCTGCCCGCCGAAGCTCTGGCCAGCGCGTCCTCATTGGCTCTCTGACCTTCCCGCAGGTAACTTTTCCGCAAAGATGCATACTGAGGATCGTTGGCGATGACATAGCTGAAGGCAGGATTGCTCAGAACCGCATCCAGTGCCTCCTGATATTCGTTCTGATTGCCGTAGCTGTATTCGGGCACAGAACCGGTGCCCGATTTGGGCACACTGCTTCCAGTTCCGATCTTGCTCAGATCCGGCAATGCCGGGGCAGCCTGCCCAAATGTCTTGTGCAGAATCATATCATTGGCATACTTCTGCTGGATAGCTGCCAGCTCCAGCTCCTGCTGCTTCTGCCACTGGCTGTAGTCAAAGGCCTTGTCTGCTGCAGCTGCCTCCAGCTTAGAATTTGCAATTTGGAAATCCTTCAGGTACCGCTCATAGGCATCCTGTTCCAGCTGTGGGAGGATGTCATTCAGCTTTCCGGCATAGTAGTTGCCGGACTGCCCTGCAGCGGCCCCTGCATAAGAAGGAACACTGCCGCTGACTTGCGCAATGCTTAGCGTTTTGTCCGCCATAGCTTGGTTATCCCCCAGATAGGTATCCCGCATCCCCGCATAAATGGGGTCCTGCCTGTAATCGTAGCTGTACGGGTCATACTCTGTCACGCCCTCCAGTGCCTTCTGGTAGGTGTAGCCCGTTCCGGTCTGCGGCACGGCGCTGCTGGCCGTTCCGCCTGCCGTGGCAGGAGTTGCGACAGCGCTGGTTGCGGTGGTTTCTGCGTTGGCCGCCGTAGTGGTAGGCAAAGCATTGTAGGTCTTCCGCAGCTGATTTACAGCCTCCTGAGCCAGCAGCTTTTGTTCTGAGGTGGTGGCCTTTCCGGCATCCTGCTGCAGCTTCAGCATGCTCAGACCGTATTCCGGGCTGCGCTGTGTAATGGTAAGATCCTCCGGCGAAAAGGATTCCAGCATACCCGCGTTCTGCGCCGCCGTGAGGAAATCGTCATAGGTATAAGCTTTTGCCATATCAGTTCCTCCCGGGTCTGGATTTCAGCTCAGACCCAATGTAATATTCCCGGGAAAGGGAGTGGATTCGTCCCTGTCCGGTGCCGGTTATCTTGATCCTGCAGTGATCGCAGCGCCTGGGCACCAGAGGCAGCACATAACTGCGCTTTGCCTCGGCGTGCATTTCCTCTCCTGCGGGGATCCAGTCACCGGCAGAATCATACAGTATCCAAACCTGCGCCGTTGCTCCCGGTTCCAGCTCGATCCGGATCTGCAGACGGCCCACATTCTTCTTGTTAGGCTCCTGCTCGGTAAAGTCGGCAAATTCCGCAAACCATTCAAAGGGATCTTCTTCCTCTGTCTCACCGGCCAGTGCTTCAGGCTCACCCGTTACCCAGATTTCTCCATTGCTGTCCAGCATATAGAGACGGCCCTTCCAGCCTGCAAAATGGGTTACCTGCTTCCGGTCCTCCTTGTGCCACATGCCGGTCTGACTGTCATATACGTAAAGCCAGTAATCACCATTTTCCTCCTGCATGCTGACATAGTATTTCATGCCATCGGAGCCGGCTACTGCATTTCGGAATTTCATGGTGCCAAAATCCTTGCTGACACTTTGGGGAATGCCGCCTGTGTACGCCATGATACCGTTGCAGCCCAGGTAAAACAGCGTCTCACCAGCCACAGCAAGGCTCTGAGCACTGCCGTCCATCAGGCCAAGGCTTGCGCTGCCCATCATTTCAAAATTGGAAGGGAGCGTGCCGTAGATCTTGTAGATGTGCTCCTCCTTTAGAAAGGTTGGATATCCGCGATAGGAAATGCATCCAGTCAGTTTTCCCGCACTGCCGGATTCTACCGCATAGGAATCGCTGGCCAGTCCGTCAAACACATTCCAGTTAAAGATATCACCCAGCTTGGAGGCGTATATGGTGCTTTCCGTGCAGCCCCAGAGCCGGTTTTCATTTTCGCAGGCAAACAGAAGATCCGGAACATCCCGGCTTACAGTCAGCTCTCCTTCCTCCGTATACGCCTGATTATCCTCCAAAGTAAAAATGTTTTCGTAAAAGTAAAGCTTATCTCCATCGATCTGCCGAATGATGGCTGTCTGATTGTTTTCCGGATGTATCCGGCATCCTGCGATGGTCACCGCATCTCCTTCCCGGAAATAGGCGCTCCATTCTGTGCCCTCGGCCTGCACCATATTGGCATCTGCATCCTCACCGAAGAGCTTACCGTTGCCGAAAGTAAGGCTTCCACCCTCCCATCGGCTCTCCAGCGAACCGAAGGTGTCTGTCTGGATGTTGTAATAGCACTTATCCGGAAGGATGATGATGTATTTACCAATGGCAGCAAATCGTTTCAGTCCCGCCGAGACCTGCCCCTTGGCTTCGCCCTTGTAATAAAAGGTGCCGTCCTCCACCCAGCACAGTCCGTCCAGACAAAACAGACCACCCGGATTTTGCAATGTCTTATACTTTTTTCTGCCGGCGCGGGTGGCCAGCAGCGGATAGTGATCCCCGGTCATATTCTGCATATCCCAGATTTCCCCGTCACCGGCACCCAGCCTGTGTTTCAGCCCGCGAAAACGCACCTGAGTGCCCTTGCTGTATCGCTCTGCGTATTTCATACTTGGCAGCTGCATAATCCTTCCTCCTTATTCCAGCAATGTTCCATTGACATATATTTTCCCCACCAGCCGGATTTCTGCTCCCTCCTTGCCGAAGGTAGCGTTTCCGCTTTCATCTGCAGCGATAACCCCCTCCAGCTTTTCAAGAGACGATTCATGTGCTGTCAGAACATCCTCTTGTTTCTGCAAAAACACTTCAATTTCATTCAGCTGTTCATCTACTCTGCCGGACCATTCGCTTAAGGAATTGAGCCGGGTATTGATACCGGATATGTTGTTTTTCAGAAGGTCCAGATCATCAAGAAGCCCGCTCAACTGCTTTTCTACATCTGCGGTGGTTTCGATCTGGATATCCTTCAGTGCGGTGCTGTTAAAATTCTGTGCATTCAGGTTTGACAGCTGGTACTTAAGACCCTCTGCCAGCATGTACATATAGTTGAGCATTACGTTGCATTGATCCCGTACCCGCTCCTCTCCCGTAAATGTAGGGAAGCTGGCATCGATCAGCGACCATGCAGAAGGCATGTCCATTCCTCCTTTCAAAACAAAGCGGGACGGGCGCTGCCCGCCCCGCTATAGGGTGTATTTATTCAAGAAGACCGGAGCTGTCCTCGTGATCAAATCCCATAAGTGCAAAAGGATCCTCGATATCTTCAGGAATAGGATATACTTCCTTTGTGCCCAAATCGGGCACAAATCCGGCTACAGGGTTAAAATCCGCATCCAGTGCTCCTTCGCCCACTGCGTCCGCCGCATGCAGTGTAGCATTCAGCAGCTTGGGCAGCCATGCAGGCACCTTAGCACCCATCTCCATAGCATTCTCGATAATACTGCCGATTTCTGTAATGATGTACCATACCGTCACCAGCGGAGAGACCACCATAGGCCAGTGGATATTTAGAACATCATGGGGAAAGTTCTCGCAGGCCAGCAGCAGGACGAAATCTGCGATCACGCAAACACCAACAATCACAATCATACCCACTTTATGCAGGATGCCTGCCCGGGCCATGGAGCTTTTCCATGTGCCGGTCTGCCGGGCTCCGAGAGATCCGGAGAAGTAGTCAAGGAGCATCAGTACCAGAGAACCAGGAACATGATCATCCTCCATCCCAGGAATGCACCCACTGCTCCGAAGAATGCAGTCATTGCGGCTTTTGCCATTATCAGGTTTTCATTCATTTTGTTTTCCTCCTTTGTTACTTCACGTCCACGTGGACGTAGGGGCCATTTCCGATTACGTAAGTATAGCTTGTCCGAAGGTCTGCCTTTGCCAGCTGGTAAAGCTGCTGGCCGGTAAGACCCTCGATGCGAAAATCCAGTGCCTTTCCGGACATGTGCTTAGAGGTTTTTGCACCGCCCTCGTTGGCGTTGTGCGTGGGGCATCTCAGGAAGCTGGAGCGGTAAAGGGGGCCGCCGCCCCGCTGCCGCAGATCATCGGCAAGCTCAAGCATCACCCGGTCAGGAAGCGCGGGGAAACCGTTGCAGTATTTTCCTCCGCACTGGCATCGGGCCTCCTCCGGACTGACGAACCGGATCCCCTTGAACCGTTCCGCGATCTGCCGGTCAAGATCAGCATCCCCGATAACAGGCTCAGCTTCCTCCACCGGTGCCTCCACATCATAGGTATACACCGCTTCCAGCACGGCGGTTTCCGTCTCCAGGGTCCAAACACCGGTCTCTTCAAGACCTAGATCCTCCTGTGCACACTTGGTGGCATGGATGGATTTCGGGCCCCAGCCGTTGCCGATGCCCCCGGTGTCATAGCCCAGAAAGACCAGCAGACATTGCTTTTGCATATTGGTCATCCTCACGCCTCCTCAAAGTACTGTCCCACCTGCTCATGGGGAAGATATGCCAGATAAATCTTGCCGCCCTCCGGCTCTCCCGTGCGCTTGCAGAGGTATGTTTTCCCGTCCTCCGGGTCAAGATAATACTTGCCGTAGATGTATTCCATGCCCCGGTCTGCCGGGATGGGGTCGTCAATGGTTCCGGCGTGGGTCTCATCGATGCGCACATACAGTGCGCTGGTGTGCAGTCCGGGTACCCAGTCCTTCTGGAATTCCGGGTCTCCCCGGGTGCATTTGTACAGCTCTCCATCCCCGCGGTAGCAGAACCGGTATCCCGGCTCCCCGTTGGTATCCACCTTGCCGACCTTTACCAGGTCTTCCCAGAAAGGATACAGCGTCTTAACCTGAAGCGCTTCTGCATCGGGCAGAGACTGCACGGCCTTTTCAATGTACGGCCTCATTTTAATTGCCTGCTCTGTGTAGGTCATGCCGTTTCACCTCCCAAAAGAATCGCCAATGCATTTTTCGCATCTGCCAGCATTTCCCGCTCATACGCCCGCTGTGCTTTATCCAGCGCAGCAAAATCTTTCCACGGTGCGATCATTTCACCATGAAACACTTCACCGTCAGAGCGTGTCCAGCTTTCACCCTCAGGAACAAAGCGATAGCCCTCAATAAAAGCATCACACTTGCCGTCAAAGAAATCCGTTTCCACCACGGTCATTGTTCCATCGTTTACGGTGTGGCACTTGAATTCAGAATCAATATAGACTGTTTTCATTTACCTCACCTCATTCAAGCCATGCTTTATTAAATGTTAAACTGCCACCAGTGCTGGTATCTGCACCATATGAAAGCCAGCTATATACACCAACATATAGGGACGTTTCCAAGGACGAAACATCCAGAGTAAAAATACCGGTCTGTTTACCGCTAATTGCAACTTGTGACGTAGTGGTTGTATTCGCAAATCTTCCATCACTGCTAACAGCCAAGTAAACAGATCTACTGATTGTGTTAGAGCTGACTTGTAGTTTTAACTTTGAGAAACCACTTAGGTCAATTTTGTATTTTGTCCTGGCTGTGATAGCCGTATTGGCGGTGCTTAATTTAATGGTAATTGAGGACGCACCATCCGTATAACCTGCTATAGTGTAGCTGTCACCGGTCTGAGCCAAACCAAAAGTCCAGCCACCAGTAACATCAGTGTATTTATTTCCTGCATTGTACAGATACTGCATCCAATCAACCCACTGCCCACCGTGATAGCTTTTTGCAGTTCTGCTAACCCAAGCACCAGAAATATACTGTTTTGCAAGCAGTGGGTAGACCTGAATACCGTTCTTTTTCAGTGCATTGAATTTTGCACTTCCAGATGTGCCAATGGTGATCCAAATCATGCCTTCGTCTGGATTTTCCGGTTCTGTTACAAAAAGAAACCAGCTTGTGATTTTCTGGTCAGTATTGACCCAGATCATGTTTTCTTTGGGGTTTACAGGCTCAGTGGTGCTGCCCACAACTTTAAAATTTAGCGCAGCTCCGCCACCGCCGAAACCCTCTAATGCTACGCTTCCCATTATCTGCTCACCTCCACAATTACAGGAATGTCCACCGTTGGGGCCTCATCAATACAGGTAAACGTAACTGCCCCTGCAGAGCTTTTCGCATAGGTAACCAGAGCTACCGCATCCCGCAGAGCCTCATCCGAGACCTTGTCCCCGGAATACACCGGCCAGCTTTTTACAGTTTCATTGTCGCCATCTGATATGGCATCGATCAAAATTCTCTGGTTATACAGCCCACCGGATTCTGCCCATCCCGCTGCGGGCAGGTTAACGGATACCGCAACTTTTCTGCTGTCTACGTATTCTTTATTGGCCGCATCTTCCTTTTCCTGAGGCGCAGGGACATTGGAAAGCTTCTGGCCACCCATATCGATACTGCCGGTCATGGTTCCTCCTGACCTGGCAAGTGCAGCTTCCGCTGCTACCTTTGCGCTGTCTGCCGTCTGCTGGGCATTGGCGGCAGCGTTGCCCGCATCGGAAGCTTTCTTATCAATAATATCTGCATATTTTTTGTTGACCGCATCGGTCTGCGCCTTTGGCTCCGGCAGATTGGTCAGCGGGTTTAAGCCCATGCTCAGTTCACCGGACATGGTACCGCCTGTACGCATAAGCGCATCCTCCAGGCCTTCACCTCTGGGAATGCCGAAGTTCAGGATGGGCTTTTCCTTGGTGCCGGCAATCTCTACCCGGGCAGGGAGACCGGCCTCTAGTGTCAAAGTCTGGCCAACTGTCAACTCCGGAACAGGATCCGCAATTTTCTGAAGCCACTGCTCGTAGCTTCCTTCGTAACCTGTGCCCACAGCCTGGCCATAGGCCGTCAGGCTTTCCAGCCATTCTTCCTCGGAACCCTGAAAGCCGTGCTTCAGCGCAAGACCATAGGCCGTCAGAAAATATCTTGGTGCTCCTGTCATGATGTTCTCCTTTTGGGAAGTCCTTGAATGGGGTCATAGGTGTTAAGCAGCCATGCCGTATACGCCGTATAGGCAGCGTTGAAGCTCTCCATAGCGTTCTGATAACTGTTGTAGTCCTCATTGGCATAGTGGATTTTTGCTTCAAGATAGTGCAGGTACAGCTCCTCGTGAGGGAAAGACACCAGCGGTTCATATTCCATACCTTCAGGGTACTCGCAGTCCATGATCTCCCGGACCTCGGCCACATCCATAAGCATTACTTCCGTGGCGATTTTGCCGTCTAATGTCACAAGCCACCAGAGCTTCAGCTCGTCCTCAAGGACGTTGGGGCGATAGCTGTCAACCAACGTGATGATATTTCTGTAAGTGCTCATAATCCCTCCTTTCAAAAAAGGACGCAGACGCTTTCGTCTGCGTCCTTACGCATCGATTGGTTACACGCCAAGAGCGGTCAGGTCTACGCCGCCCTCCACGCCGCACAGACAGGCAAAACGCCAATCGTTGAATGCTGCATTGAAGCGGCTGCGTCCCCGCCAGACATTGGCATCGGTATTACGGTCGATCTCGGAGGTGACGGCCAGCTTGATTCGATCATTCCATACTGCGCCGCCGTATTCCTGATTGTACTTGCTGTCCATCAGGATCCAGGGTTTGGCACCGGGAGTGACGTACTGGTTCAGATAGCTCCAGAAAATGACATTCCAGCGGCCAAACTGGAAGTTAAAGCCGTTGTTGGAAGTGGCAGGATCCTTGTCTGCACCGATGGCGGCGAATACCTCGCGTTTCAGTACGGGGTTATTGGGAATCACAATGGTGTCGGGAGCCACCTCCAGAATGTTGTCATTCTCGCCCCGGAACAGCTGCATGGCGCTTTCTGCCCGGTCCAGGGCATCTGCGCTGAATGCGTTGCTGAACTTATTGGCCTGGTTAGCGCCGGTGACCTTGGGCTTGTGGGCTGTGTGGAACAAAGGCAGACCGTCCGCGGCAGTGGCATCAAACTCTCTTCCCCGGAATTTGATCTTTTTCAGGCCCATCATAGCGCCGCCGTACAGGGCTGCACCGAAGTTCTCACGGGTTCGACCGTAGCCGGTCATAAAAGCAGCGGGCTGCTTCTTCAGATCCATGACCTTGGCATCCTCGATCATTTCCGCACTGATGGCAAAAGAATCCTTCCAGGTCTCATATTTCAAAAACTTCTCATAGCCCACCTGCATACCGTCATTGGGATACGCGCCGTTTTCACCAACGGGCATAAACCCGTTCATTGCCGTCATACCGCTGAGTATGTCGCCAAAGTTCTGGCTTTCGCCCATCAAAAACAGGTCTTTCAGAACACTGGTTTGCTCGAACTGCTCACCCCGCTGTTCAATGAACATTTGGATCGGAGCCTGGCATTTGCCGTAAATACTGTCGTTAAGGCCGGAGCCTTCGGAAAATGTGATATTCATAGGCATATCGGATTACCTCCTTGTCTCAGATAAAACGGCCATAGACAATGTCACCGGCCCCGGTGCCATCAAGGGCGACCAATTCAAAGCTGCCGGCTGCCCCACCGTCAACCTCCATGCCTCCTGCGCTGATCTGAAGATTAACGCCGATTGCGGCATTTTCTGCAGCAGCGCTCAGGGTGGTGACGTAGATCATGTCGTCAGCAATGCGGGTTACGGGCAGCTCATCGCCGTCTTCCACGGTAACGCTGCCCATACACAGATAAGGGGGTGTTTCGGTAGCTGCAGCATCGATTGCCGCTACTTTGCCGTCTGCCACCTTCAGCAGCTGCCCGGCCTCATAGGTGCCGGCAGCGGCAGGAATATACTCCCAGGGCAGAACTGCCCCGGTACCGTTTTTATGGGGAGAAAACATTTTTAACCTCCTGTCAGGAGCTTTAACGCCCCTTCATGTATTTGTTGTAGAAGGCCTGAATATCGGCCTCAGTTGCGTTGGGGTTAAAGGTGCGGAACATGGCCATATCTGCAGCCGGAACGCTCATAGCCCCGCTGCCCCGGCTGTTGCCGGTTCCCGTCATGTGCCCCTTGCCCCGGTCATTGAGCTGTGCCTGCTGTCTGGCTGCCTGCGCCTTTGCTGCAGTCAGACGGTCAAAATTGGCCACCCGGAACGCATCCAGGAAGCTGTAACCTTTCTGCACATAGCCGTAGAACTCTTTGCCCGTGGGGCTGTTCAGAATGTCTCCGAGATCTTTTACGCTGGGATCCAGCTTGCTGATCTGCGCGATCTCCGCCGCGATCCGTGCATTGTCTGCTGCCTGCTGGGTCGCATCGGGGGGTGATTTTTCAGCAGGCGCAGTACCTGCAAGGCGCTGGGGCTGAGCTTCCATGGCAGCCTTTGCCTGCTTCACAACAGGATGGTCTTCTACGAGAGCGTTCAGACCTTCCACAGTCAGCTTGCCTTCTGCCAGCTCCTGCTGCAGCTGCTCGTTGCGGAACCGGGTTTGCCATGCCTCAAATTCCTGCTGATTGGTGATGGGCTCTCCCGTAAAGGTGTTGCGCATGCCTGCCTGTGAAAAAAGATTGTTAAGCGCGTCCTGAGCTTTTTGCTGCTCTTCCTGCCGGGCGGCAGCCACAGCGGCATCAATGGCTGCCTGCTGTTCCTGCTGCCGGCGGCGGGCGGCATTGGCTCGGCGCTCTTCGGGGGACTGTTGGGGAGGTACATTCTGATTAATAGGTTGAGGATCCTCTGCGGGGGCCGCAGTAGGTACCTCAGCACCCGCATTGCCGCCGGCATCAGGTGTGGCGGGCTCCTGCACGTTTTCGCCTTGGACGGGGAAAGCGGGTTCGTGCTGGGCTTCAGCAGGTGCGGCGGGCTCCTGCACGTTTTCGCCTTCTGCCTGTGGGGCAGTCAGGCCCAGTGCTGCGTATACACTTGCTTCGGTAATATCGGGCATATTGCCTCCTTATCGGCGCTTCACGCCGCTCTGGATTTTTCCGCTGTTCCTGCGTAAATGTTGTTAGGTTGTGCCCGATTTGGGCACTTAGAAGGTTAATTACTTTTTGCCGCTGCGCAGATCGCCGCCGGTCTTGACAGTACCCTTCTTCTGGTCGGTACTCTGGAAAGGTGCCTTGACCACCTGGGTGCCGCTGTTCCGGATAGAACCGGCATAGCCCTTCTTTTCCATGTGCGCTGCCTCCTTTCTTCATGGTTTTCTGGATTTTTTCGCTGTTCCTGCGTAAATGTATATTTCGGCCTGCGGCCATGTGCCCGAATCGGGCACGGCCCCATAAGCTTTTACAGTTATGTGCCCATAGCAGGCACTGCAGCCTGTGCTGTCGGCTGCTGCATGGCTGCTTCCCGGGCGGCCAGCTGTGCCGCCTGCTGCTGTTGCTGCACTTGCAGCTGCATCTGTTGTATCTGCCGTTCCTGCTCCAGCTTCTGCTCCAGATATTGCTTTGTCTCAGCTGCACCGGGGTAGTGCAAAAGCTCCATCTTTGTCCAGAAGAGTACCAATGTCTCCGTATTGTGCGGGTCTCCAAAGGCACCGGTCTGCAGGTTCATCCGGGTTTCCTGCCACATGGCCTCCCGATTATTGGCCAGGGGGCCAGCGGTATCGCAGCTGAAAAGAAACTGGTCATTCCAGTACCAGTTGCCCTCGCCGTCCTGCTCCAGGAAGTCATAGCGGTTTAGTTCCTCGTAATCCGTTTCGCCTTTAAAATTCTCAAATGTGACGGGTCTTGGTTCGTCCGCATAGGCCAGCATATACTTAAACATCAGCTCGAAGATCTTCGCGTAGGCTGTCTGACGCATTACCCGCTTGCTCTCGAACCGTCCGGCAGCCATGGCGGCGCTGTATTCCTTTGCCTTACCGCTGGTGGCCGTAGGATCTTTTCTGCCCTGGAAGCTGTCCGTGACACCCAGGATCTGCCGGGACTCCTCATACAGCTGTGCCATATAGGCCATTTCGTACTGAAGGTTGCCGCTGAAATCATACACACCGATCATGGATTTCACGGCAGGGTTATCAATGTACCATTTTTCAGAATCATCCGGATCCACTCTCAAATTGGCTTTCGGAGGGAGGGTGATGCGGGTACCGGCTTTCAGGATCCGGTCAACGATTTTCTTCTCAAGCCGGTTGATGGTATTCTGCTGGTCCGCGATTGCGTCCACGTCACTGTTGCCAAGCAGCTGGCCGTAAATGCTTACATTGCGCTGCAGGACAATAGGATAGATATCCGGACGGTAAAATGGGATCATGGTAGGAACCATAACAGCATTGCCTTCTTCATCCACTCCCGGATGCTCACCGGGGATCTCCTTTCCCAGGGCGGTTTTAATGGGCAGCAAAACCTGTTCGTACTCTTGCTCCCGGCTGTCCCAGTCGTTGCTTCCACAGTAAGGGCAGGGCCCGCCATCGTAGCGGTAAAGTTCCGGCTCCTGCGCCTGCTGCCTTACCGACTGGAGAAACATTTCCTCTTCGCCCTCCGGAACCATTGCCTGGTCTGCCATCTGCGCCGCCATCAGAAGGCCGGCGGCATGCTCCTGCATGGCTTCCTTCGCAAGTTCACCAGCAAAGCCTCTGCTGGGATCCGGCATCAGATTGCCGGGCGAAACATTGTTGCGCAGGATCTGACCGTGGAGAGGCCGTATTTTCCCGCACCTTCTGCAAACCGGCTGCCTGCGGGCCTGGTAATTGGTCAGGTCCTCCAGCTGCACATCGTTTACCCAGGCATAGCGGTTAATACCGCCGTCATCGTTTTTCTCGTATCCTACATAGAGGGTAAGCGCCTCCTCAGCCCGGCTTTCACCATCGGCGCTGCGGATCGCGGGTTCGCTTTCGGATTCATTACGCACATCAACGCCATACTTGCGCCGCACAGACTCCCGGGTGGTGGGAATTTTCACGATCACCCAGTCCATATCATCAATTCCGGTGTATACACCGGGCTGTGGAGCAAGCTGCTTGGGATGAACCAGCGTTACATCCGGCTCACCGATTATGGTATGGGTCCGCTTGGTGTTGTCCCACTCAATGAGATAGAACACACCGCCCTGAATGGGAGTGGTGCGCTCTGCCATGTCATTGATAACCTCAAAGGGGAGTCGGTTCAGTTCGTTCCGGAGCCAGTTTTCAATGATGTGGGCAAGATGCTCATCTTCCTTCCGCCTGGGTGTGACCTTGGGCATGGGCAGACTGCTGTTGACCTGACTCTCGATATTTTCAAAAACGATATTTCGAACATGTGTGGCCTGCTTGCCCGCTTTATCTCCGTCTACGATAGGCTTCAGCGTTTTGTCTCCCTGGTACAGCATTTCCCGTTGGTTCATTTTTTCCACTTCATTGCTGAATTCCCGGTTGCTTTCCCCAAGTCGCTGCTGCCAAAGACTGAGCCTTTCACGATTGATTCAGTCGGGACTGCTGCGTTTGCTTTTTTTGCTCATTGGTTACCTCCCGGGCATTCCCCAAAGGC